TTGAGCAAATAAAAGCTGAATGGAACAAGTATATTGACTATTGTTCTAAGTTTAAGGTTGAACACCCAACAGGAAGCGGTAAAGTAGTTGAGGTTAGAAAGCCAAGAGTGCCAACAATAGGTGAGTTTATAGAACGTTTAGACATTTGTTACTACACTTGGGAAAAATTTACCACCGAAGAAAGCCACAAAGAGTTCAAAGAAACGGTTAGCAAGATTAACGAGATAATTCAGAATAGAAAAGTAGCTGCATTATTAAACGGTGAGGGCAACACAACGGGTTTAATATTTGATTTGAAAGCTAACTACGGTTGGAAGGATAAACAAACGGTTGAGCATGAAGGAAAAGTTGATTTTATAAAAGCAAATTTTGGAGGTACAACTATACACACCACACAAGAATCAAAAGATAATTCATGATTCAATTAATAATGAGCCGTACAAATACTATTGTCTTAATATTGGTAGGCAGTTTGGAAAATCATTATTAGGAGAAAATCAAGCGTTATTTTGGGCTTTAAATTATGCCAATGTTAAAATAGGTTGGGCTTCGCCTACCTATAAACAATGCAAAAAAATATACAATGAAATTGAAGGTGCTTTTTATGATACTGATTTATTTAAAACAAATAAGCAAGACCTTTTTTTAGAATCTAAAATTACCAAATCAACAATTCAGTTTTTTTCAACTGAAATCTACAACAACATAAGGGGATTTACTTTTGATTATTTAATTTGTGATGAGTTTGCATTTATGCAAGAACAGGCATGGACAGAAGTATTAAAAGCAACCGTATTAGTAAAAGGTAGAAAGGTTTTATTTATAAGCACACCACGAGGTAAAAATCATTTCTATAATTTATTCCAATTAGGGTTAGGCCAAAGCAATAATTATAAGAGTTTTAAGATGACTTCTTATGATAACCCAATGATTGACCCATCTGAAATAGATGAAGCAAGAAACAGCCTGCCATCTCATGTTTTTCAGCAGGAATACATGGCTGAGTTTTTAGATGATGGCACTTCTGTATTTCCTAAACCAATAATAAATAATACACCAAACAAAACAGATAAATATTTTGCAGGCGTAGATGTTGGAAGGGCAGACGATTACACCGTTGTAACTATTTTAAATAGAGATGGACAAATAGTTGAAATTAACAGGTGGAGGCATTTAGATTGGTCAATGATTGTAAACTATGTTTGTGGTGTGATTAATAAATATAATGCTCACACATTTGTAGAGGTTAATGGTGTTGGTGACCCTGTTTTTGAAATGATTAAAAATAAGATTAAAAACGGTAATGCATTTGTAACAACATCAAAAACAAAAAATAAAGCCATTGAGGAATTAATGGTAGATATGCAAGAAGAAGAAATTAATATTTTAAATACAGATTGGCTTATTCAAGAGTTAGAAGTTTTTACATACGATTATAATTTTAAAAGTAAAGCCATAAAATATTCAGCACCTTATGGTTTTCACGATGATGGGGTAATGAGTTTAGCAATAGCAAATCAAGCAAGAAGAAATCTTTTTAGAGCAGGTAAATATATTATAGGATGAGAATACTAACAGCAGCAACAATGAAAGGGGCTGTAAATTACCACAGGTTAATTAGCCCGCATATTATGTTAAAGGCGGCTTACCCCGACACCGAAATTTTAACAACCGTAAGTCAATCTTCAATTTTAAATACCGACCTATCAAAAATTGATATAATAATTTTTACAAGGTTTATTGCCTTTGAAGAAATTGAAAGAATAACAGATTGGTTAAGAAAAAAAGCGCACGTAAAATTAGTGTTAGATATTGATGACTATTGGAAGTTAGATGACCATCATGTTTTAAGCCATTTATACAATAAAGATTTTGAAGAACAAACAATCAAAACTTTTAGATGTGTTGACCATATCATTACCACCAATAAAAGGTTGGCTAAAATGATTAAGCCGTATAACAAAAGGGTTACGGTTATACCCAACATAATTAATACCGATGAAATGCAATGGAAGCCATCACCAAGAAGAAAAGGCAAGGTTAAAATATCTTTCTTTGGAGGTGAAACACATTTTGAGGATTTGAAATTTAGCAAGGTAGATTACAGCAAACTAAATGCGGTTGCCTATGTTGAAAAATACAAAGAGTTAGGTTTTAAAATTGAGCCACCAAAAGACGAATGGACATACGGTACTTTATTCGATGACACCGACATTTCAATTGCCCCTTTATTACCCACAAAGTTTAACAGCTGCAAATCAAATTTAAAAGTAGTTGAGGCGGGTGTAAAGGGTAAGGTAATTTGCACCACCAAAACACCACCTTATTTAGATTTTGAAAGCGATAACATTATTTACTTTGATCCAAATGAAGATTGGACTGATAAATTAACATTGCTTTCTAAAGATAGGGCAAGCGTTGAGCAAATTTCTAAACGATTGCAAGAGGAAATATTAGACCATTACAACCCACATAGATGGACAAAATTCAGAATGGATTTGTATAAATCAATTTTGTAACATTTTGTAAAATACAATTTGTTATATTTGAAGCATTACTAACAGTCTTTCTTAGCTTAAAACCCCTTTCGGATAGGAACCCCGAAAGGGGTTTTTTGTTTCTAAATGCAACGCAAGCCCATTTATTTAGTTATTAGGTTAAGCAATAATTAAAAAATGGCAGAAAAAAATATTAAAGAAACTATTGGTGAGTACCTTTTAAAATTAGGCCACCAATTGACAAATACCGATGAAAACGGCCTTAAACCTGAAGAAGCCGCACAAGTTCACGAGATTAAATTTATGGTTGAATCAATGCTTGAAGATGGTGTAACTAACATCGCTTCACCTGCAGATGAATGGGCAGCAGGCGTTGAAGTATTTATTATGGCAGATGGCGAGCAAATGGCGTTACCTGTTGGTGAATATGTTTTAGTTGATGGTTCAATGTTGGTTGTAGAAAATGAGGGCATCGTTGCAAACTACACGCCTGCAAATGTTGAAGAAGAAAGCACAAATGTTGAGCAAGATGCAAACGCAGTAGCAGAAGCAGTCCCAACACAAAGCCCACAAGCAAAGGCAATCATTGAAAGCGTGGTTAAAGAAACCAAGTTTGAAGCTGAAAAAGAAATTGAATCATTAAAAGCTGAATTATCTGCTTTGAAAGGTTTGATTGATGAGAAATTTTCAGCCGTTGCAGGTTCAGTAGATGTTATTACTAATGAGTTGGTAGAATTATCTAAACCAATGGACAAGGTAAAACATAGCCCTGAAAAAAACACAATAAAAAAAGTGGTTGAATTGAGCAAACAAGAAATAAGCAATTTAAGCACATCAGATAGAATTAATTATTATAAAAATAAATTTAACAAGTAAAAGAAAATGGCAACTCCAACAGGACAATCATTAACAGGTAACTTTGCAGGCGAGAAAGCATCAGGTTATTTGTACCCTGCTATCTTAGCAGCAAACACTATCGGAAGCGGTATTGTAACAACTCACGAAAACGTTAAGTACAAACTTAATGTTAGAAATTTATCAACAACAGGATTTTTAGCAAACGCTACTTGTGATTTTCGTTCAACAGGTGAAGTAGCTTTAAGCGATGTAGTATTAGAGCCGAAAGAGCTACAAGTAAACATTGAACTTTGCAAGGCAAATCTGCGCACACAATGGGAATCGTTAGAAATGAGAGGTGCAATTACAGGACAAGAAATACCTGCATCTTTCCAAGAGTTTTTTATTCAAAAGAACTTAGAATTAATTGCTAAAGATTTTGAAGTAGCAATATGGCAAGGTACTACAGGTGCAGGTTCATTTGAAGGCTTACAAGCTAAATTAGCAGCTAATACTGATGTAATTGATGTTAATAACTCAGGTACTCCTTTAAGTGCTGCTAACATTATTGCTGAATTAGGCAAAGTTTATGCTGCTATTCCTGATGAAGTATTTGTTGCAGAAGATGTAAAAATTATCATACCTATTTCAGCCGCTAAATTTTATCAAGAAGCATTATCAGCTGTTGGTAGTGATGCAGGTTATTTAGCTCAATCAGTAGTAGGTTCTAAACCATTAAACTATCAAGGTATTGACTTAGTAGTTGCAAATGGATTAGGTGCTAACAAAATGGTTGCTGCTCGTTCAAGTGACTTACATTTCGGCACCAACGTTTTAACCGATTTAGCAGAATTGAGAGTCATTGACATGGCAGAAACCGATGGTTCAGATAACGTGAGATTTGTAGCAAGAATGACAGGTGGTACTCAAGTAACCAACGGTTCTAATATAGTTTATTACGTAGCATAAATAATTTAAGAGGGGTTTTATAGCCCCTCTTTTTAACCTTTAAATATAATAACATGGCTTGTGATTTAACATCAGGGCGTTTGTGGCAGTGTAAAGAGCAAGTAGGCGGTATTAATACCGTTTACTTTGCTGATTTTGGCGACCTTAGTGGA